GTTAAGGTTAAAAACGGCAAGAAGACCAAATGAGCGACGAAGACCTATCAGCGATTGATAGTAAAGAGGCGATGAAAGAGTTCTTCCTTGAGGTCAAGGAAAGGGCTAAGCAATTCCCTCGGAATACTATCGAGAACTACAACCCGAATGTGGCGGCACAGATCCTCTGGATGCTAGCACAGGGTGGGCGTATCAATGCTATTGCCAAGAAGTGCAGGGTGACGCATGAGACTGTTCGTGCGTTGGAGTGGAGGCATAACGATACGCTGGAATCAAAGCGCAAGGAGTTCTCCAAACGCTACGCCATTGCTGCGGCTGAGTACACCGACCTGTTGTTCGAGAAGGCAGAGCAACTGAGCCGTGATCCAGACCAGCTCAAGGCTATCTCACCAGACCGATTGGCGTTGACTATTGGAATTATGACCGATAAGGCTGGACAGCTCTCGGGCATGGCGAGTACCATTGTAGAGCATCGCAAGGGGCCGTCTATTGATGATGCCGCCAAGATGATTGCAGAGGCAAAGTCTAGGATTGCCAATAAAGTCAAAACGCAAGCGGTAGAGGCCGAAATCGTAGAATGATACCAGAACCAGAATCAAGATATGCGGATTACGCTAAGGATGGAGGCAACCTCGTTCGCCACTACATGGTCGAGCATGACGGCGTTCAGCACAAGTGCCACACCAGCGTTTACGCTTCGTATCTAGCGGAAAAGTTTAACGCTAAGATTTGGAATGTGGTGCTGGAGAAGTTTGTTAAGCCCTTCATTGGCGTGTGCAAACATTGCAAGAAACGTCGAGAGCTTCACTTTGTTGACGGGAATAGAGGATCGTTCCCAGCGGAGGAGGATACATTTGGATGTGAGGAATGCGGGAGCGTTTACCACATCAAAGACATCCTAATGGAGACTGGTGCGTATAAAACGAACTAATGCAGTGGCGCAAACATCCAATCCTTCAGCCTCCCAGTGATGACGAGGTTGCCTTGATGGAGCCAGATGATCTCATTGAGCTTCATCGAATCTACCATGAGGCCATCGAGAACGCGGAGAAAGATCCATTTCGCTACGGGTTTAGGCTTCCGCACTGGGAAAAGGCTGAAGAGCAATTGTCGCAAGTCTCTGAGGTTTTAGCACTCGGGGGAAATCGTTGTCTTGCCGGACATCAAGAGATCTTCGATCCTATTGCTGGAAAACATTACAAGGTAAAAGACATCCCAAGCAGTTTCCATGTATGGGCGTGGGACGAATCTGCATCTAACTTTGTCGTAGCGTTAGCTTGCAAGCCGCTCAAAAAAGATAAGGAAGAAGCCATGCTTCACTTTGAGTTTTCGGACGGAACGAAAATATCCTGTACCGCCAACCACCAGTTTTTCTGCTACCATCGCGGATGGATTCCCGCTGAATCCGTGGCATTTGAAGGGAGCAAGCTGGTGTCGCCAGATGCAATGGAACTTGTTGTAATTGCAGTTTCTAGAGACAATTATGTGCAGGATGTTTGGGACTTTCATGTGCCAATTTACAATAACTACTTTATTGGTGGAGTATTGTCGCACAACTCAGGAAAAACGGCGTGGGGTTCTTACTGCGTGGTCAAGGCCGCTATTGAAAACCCAAAGTCGGAGATCTTCTGTTTCGCCCAGACATCGGAAGTTAGCATCCGCCAGCAACAAAGCGCAGTATGGAACTGGTTGCCGCATGAGATGAGGACAAAGCAAACCTCAGCTAATGCCTACATTTCGTACACGAAAAAGAACGGGTTCACGGATAACTCGTTGATTCTTCCTAATGCGTCACAGATCATCTTTAAGACCTACTCTCAGTATCAGAATAATCCAACTATCCTAGAAGGTGCGGAGCTTGGTAGCCGTGACCCCCAGTGGCACAACATCGGCGTATGGTTGGACGAATACCTTCTTGGTAACGAGCTTATTGACACCCTGCGTTTCCGTCTTGCTACTCGCAACTCCAAGATGCTGGTGACATTCACCCCGATTGACGGGTGGACTGAGGTGATTAAGGAATACTTAGATGGTGCTACAAGCGTCCAGAGCGTCGAGGCTGAGCTGCTCAACGGTGAGCTTGTCCCCTATGTCCAGCGGAGTAAGAAGCGCAATGCCAGCGTACACTACTTTCACAGCAAGGACAACCCTTTCGGTGGCTACGAGCGAATCAAGGAGACCCTAGTTGGAAGGCCTCGGGAGGAGATCCTAATTCGTGCGTACGGGGTTCCAGTTAAGTCCCACGCCACCAAATTTCCCAAGTTCAATAAAGAAGTCAATGTTGTCCAGCCATCAGAGATCCCAACTACGAATGTTACTCGCTATCAGATTATTGACCCAGCGGGTGCAAAGAATTGGTTTATGGCTTGGATTGCTGTGGATGCGTCTGGCACATTTTGGGTATATCGTGAGTGGCCGGGTGTCGATGTAGGCGACTGGGCTGAATGGAAGGGTGGCAAGTGGATGCCAGGACAAGGGGCTAAAGGACAGGGCTTTGGTATCCGTGACTACATGGACTTGATTGCCGAGCTTGAGGGTGACGAGAAGATCTTTGAGAGGCTGATCGACCCTCGGCTTGGAGCGGCAAAATACCAGTCAGCGGATGGGGCATCCTCCATTATCGAGGATTTGAATGATGCCGGAATGGTTTGCATTCCAGCTCCAGGGTTAGACATCGACGATGGATTGCAGGCACTTATTGGCAAGATGTCATGGGACACCACTAGACCTGCGGATTCGGTCAACCGACCGCATTTCTATGTCTCTTCTGAGTGTGAGAACATTATCCAAGCGTTGTCGGAATACACGGGTGATGGGGGGTTGAAGGAAGCATGGAAAGATCCAGTCGATGTTCTGCGCTACGCCGCCATTGCTGGAATAGATCATGTTGACGAAACCCGAAATCTTGCTACAAGACAAGGAGCAGGAGGCTACTAACAAGCTATGAAGACTCAAAACAAACCGATAGTTGCCGAGGAACTTATCATTGACTGCCTAAAGGAAGCGTATCTCAAGAGAGCGAAAATGGAAGAATACGGGAAAACCCCTAGACTTACGGAGGAGATTGAAACCCTTGAACACGCGATTCGATACATGAAATCTAAACTAAACCATGAAAACAGCACCAACTAAGAAAGCAGCAAAGCGCGGTCGCCCACCAAAGGTTAAGCCAGAAACCCTTGATTCCCCCGTGGAACCTCAAGATGATACCACCTATGAGGGCGACTATCTAGTTATCCGCAAATGCCCAAACCCTAGTTGGGTAATGGTTCGCATGGATGGTGAAGCAGTCCCAGTTAAGGCTCCACCTCGGGTTTCGCACAAACTAGTTGGCAAACCTATAAAAGTTGTTATGATACGCCCCGAAGTAGGCGAGCAGTTCTACGAATACATGCCATCATGAGCGCACCAACAGAAGAGCAAGAAGAGTCGATGATCTACGCCGAGGACGGCCCTAATGTCATGGCGCTGGCTGATGCCTACGACAAGTGTCTTATTGACTTGGATGAGTACTTTGAGGCTTGCTTGCGCTCGTATGATGACCGCCGGAACCTTTGGGAAGGCAAGTCTGACGACCTCCGTAAACAGGGCGCAAATGCCTTTCCTTGGCAGGGAGCTAGTGATATTGAGGTCAATGTCGTCGGGGAGCGTATCGACGCATTTGTGGCCATCCTAGACCAAGCCCTGCAGCGTTCCCACATCAAGGCGTTCCCGACTTCTATGGCATCCATGCCCCGAGCCTCAATGGTGTCTGGATTCCTTAAATGGATGCGTTCCACTTACATCCCGAACTTCCGTCAACAGATGGAATTGGGTGCTAATTATCTGCTAGAGAAGGGGTTGATGGTGTCATATGTCGGATGGAAGCGTGAAAAAAGGACATATTTGCAACAGGTATCCATCGAGGAAATCGCACAAGTCTCCCCCGATCTAGCGGAACTTATTGTTAGTGGTGCGGATGACGAGATGGTATTAGGTATGCTTCAGACAGCATTCCCCGACCTATCGT